TCTGCGTAATGATGGTGCTGACATCGGCAAGACCGTATTCCTGACCCGCGAGGAGGCGGAGAAAGCATTGGAGGCGATGAAGCAATGACTGACATGGAACGCAGAACCTTCTGCGCGGCGCTCAGCCGCTACGGCGCGCAGGCGCAGATCACGATGGCCTTTGAGGAGATGGCCGAGCTGCAGGATGTGCTGTGCAAATTCCTGCGCGGGCGTGTGGACGGTGACACGCTCGTCAACATCGCCGAAGAGATTGCCGACGTTGGGATCATGCTCGACCAGATGGCGATCGAGTTTAAGGTCGAGGACGCGGTGGCGGAGCAGCGGGCACACAAGGTCCGGCGGCTGCGGAGCCGGCTTGAATACGCGGAACAGGGGGGCTGAAAATGACTGAATTCCGGAGATTGACCTACAAGACGCCGGACGGGGCGTGGGGCATCAAGGGCGTGAGCCTGCTCACCTGCCCGGCACGGCTCTACGGCGCGGCCGCGAAGCTGTGCGACATGGAGAGCCTGTGCGAGGACGTGTACCGCGCCAAGGACGCCGAGCTGACGCTCGACGCGCTGCAGGAACTGGTGGACAAGGGCCTCGGCGGACGCTTCATCGACCTGCGCAGGGTGCTGGAAGGGGTGAAGCTATGACAGGGAGCAAGGTGTTGATCGTGAAGCTGCCGGAGCGGATCTTCGATGTGAAAACGCTCGAGGCGTTCCGCGCCTATGTGTGCGACGCGCTCGGCGCGGGCACGCTGGTGCTGCCACTTGGCACGACCTACGCGGTCGAGGAGTTCCCCGCGCTCGGCGCGGTGGAGGTGGCCGCGGGGGACGCCGTGCCTGTCGTGATCGGCGGGCCGAGGCCGACGCCTGCGGGCGGAGGCGGCGGGCTGGTCGTTGGCGGGCGCGTCGTCCGCTCGGTGCCCGATTCGGGCACCGCACCGGAGCCGGAGCGGGAGGAGGCTCCCGCGGAAGCGCCGAAGCAGCAGCCGGATGCGCCGGACAAGCCGACGCCGATCCTGAGAAGTCCTCCGGTGCGGCGCGGCGCGCCGCGCTCTCATGCTCTGCCGATGAGCGAGGGAGAGATCGTGGCGTCCTACCGGCAGGCGGCAAAGCCAGCGGCGCAGATCACGGTGCTCGCAGATCTCAACGTCTGCTCGAAGGAGCGCATTGAGGAGATCCTGCGCGAGGCCGGCGAGCCGCTGCCGAAGAAGCACGGACGCCAGAAGCAAACGGAGGGATGAAATGACAAGAAAACGGATGATCAAACTGCTGATGGGTTTCTATTGCAACCGGAACAACGCTGTGCGCCTTGCAAACAAATGCGACGGAGATCTATCGCATGAGGCTGTCTTTTACCATCTTTTAGAGGAATTTTATCGAGATTATCTGCGGGAGCTGGAGCGATTTGTTATTGAGGGCGACATAACCGGCGCGGTCGCCGGGATGGTCGGGAGCGTGTATGAGTGAGCTGTGCGTGGTCACGCAGCGGAGCGGGCCGCTGACGAAGACCTACACCACCGACCGGTTCCGCCTCGTCTCGTGGGCGGGCGAGCAGCAGTGCCGCGGCTCGCCCGCGCTGCCCTCCATGTGGAGCTCCAGCGCGGAGAAGCTGGAGCTCTACCTCGCCCTCTTTGGCTACCTGGGCGTCCACTATGTTCTGACCTTCGACGATGCGCACCTGCCGGCGTCCTTTGAGGACGTCAAGCGGTGCTTTGCCGCGTTCTGCAAGCGCGTGCGGCGCTTCGACCCGAGCATCCGGCGCTATGTCTATGCGGTGGAGGCGGGGCACAGCAACAAGCGCTGGCACATCCACTTTGTGGCGAGCGAGGACGACCTGCCGTTTGCGGTGGTTCAATTCCTGTGGGGCTACGGCTTCGTCAATCCGGGCTATAAGGAGTATCCCGTGCTCAGCCGCGACGGCGGCTACCGGCGGCTTGCGCGGTACTTCTGCAAGCCGGACGAGATGATCCCGCTCGGGAAGCATCCGTGGGGCGTGGCGCGCGGGATGCGGCAGCTGATTCCTCCGCGCACGGTGCGCGTGCAGACGCGAGCGCCCGCGATGCCGCGTGAGACCTTCTGGAACGAGCGCTCGCGGCCGCTGGCGCGCGAGGTGAACGGCATGGCGGCCTGGCGCATCGAGTACGCGGACTGGATCGCAAAACCGCCGGAAAACGCAAGGACTTTTATTTTAGACTAATGAATCTAAGATAATACTTCTATAGAACGTTTCTACTTGTACGCTATGCTTTATTTGTGGACAAGAGGCAAAAAGGAGGCAAAAAGTGTTGCAATCAAAACGGAATGATGGTAAACTGGTCACAAAGGACGGATGGCTGATGTGCCCGAGATGCGGGCGCGGCAAAGTCCTTCGGCTCGATCCCGGAACCAGAGCAAAAGACTTGCCGGTCTACTGCAAGTGCTGCCGGATGGAGTCCATCGTGAATATCGACGAGTGCCTGTGCCTTAGCGCCTGCGCCACATGATCCGCTGTATGCGGTTTGTGTCGGTGCAGGCTTTTTGTTTTGCCCGGAGGTGATAGCCCGATGGCCTTAAAGCCGCTCCGACCCTGCCGGCATCCCGGCTGCTGCGTGCTGGTGAGCGATGGATACTGCGACGCCCATCGGCCGCGCGGCGACCGGCGCAGCGAGGAAGCGCAGTCCTGGCGCTGGATGTACCAGACCGACGAGTGGAAGCTCGACCTGCGGCCGGCGCAGCTCCTGCGCGAGCCGTTCTGCCGCGAGTGCGCCCGGCACGGGCGGCGGGTCCGCGCGACGGATGTCGACCACATCGTCGACCACAAGGGCGACTGGCAGACCTTCTGCGACCGAGACAACCTCGAAAGCCTCTGCCACAGCTGCCACAGCCGCAAAACGGCGCGAGAAATGCACGAAAATCGCAGCAAATCAAAACGCCGCGGCGCGGCGGCGCGGCAGTAGGCTTGGGCGCTCGGGCGCGTCGCGAGAGCGTCGCGCGGGGCTTCCTTGCAGACCCCTCCCCGGGGTCAGAAAGTTTCCGCGTGGCTGCCAGAAACCGCCGGCCCTCCCTCGTGCGAGATTTTTTCCCCACGGAGAATTTCGGGAGGCGGGCGCTGCGGAAGCGCAGCGTGGACAGAAAACTGCTGCGGAAACGCAGCGGAAACGGAAAGGCGCTGCGAAAATGCAGCGGGAGGTTCCTGCGTGTTCCCCGCTCTTTGACCGGGGCGGTCATGAATTTCCTCCTACCCCGCGCCCTCGAATCGCGAGGGGCGGGGAATGCGCAGGAGCAAAGAAAAGCAAAACGCCGCCCTGCCTGGGCCGAAGGACTGCGCTTGATGCGTGGTGTATTGACGTAGGCCCGGTGGGGCGGATACTAAATCGTCCGGTGTGGTCCCCGGCTCTTGAAGCCGGCCATAGCCTTCACGGATCTGTCCCCCGCGCTCTCGCTCGTCGAGGGCCGGGGATTGCATCGGATATATCGACAGGAGGCAAGGCATGAGAAAGAAGCAGACAGCAGGGCAGACGCCGGTGCGCGTGGCGGTCAAGGACCTGCCGACAACACGCATCGACGAGCTGATCCCTTACGAGAACAACGCGAAGATCCACGGGCCGGACCAGATCGAGCAGCTGCGGCGCAGCCTGCGCGAGTTTGGCTTCGTCTCGCCGGTGCTGATCGACGAAGACAAGAACCTGATCGCCGGACATGGGCGCGTCGAGGCGGCGCGGGCCGAAGGCATGACCGAGGTCCCGTATGTGACGGTGAGCGACCTGAGCGAGGCGCAGCGGCGCGCCTACATCATCGCCGACAACCGACTTGCCGAGACGGGCGAATGGGACGCGGCGCGGCTCAAGTTTGAGATGGAAGAGCTAAGCAGCCTTTCTTTCGACGCCGCGCTGACCGGTTTCACGATGGACGAAATCGAGACGATCCATGTCAGCGCCCACGAGCGGGCGAAACCAGCGGCAGAAGGAAACCACTTCTGGGGAGATGTCGAGAGCGAAAGCAGCGAGGATTATGAGAAATTTGTGGATAAATTCAAGCCGAAACTCACCACCGACGACTGCTACACGCCGCAGAACATCTACGAGGTGATCCGCGACTGGGCTTTGGCGCACTACGGCTTGCAGGGCGCGCCGGTGATTCGGCCATTTTACCCCGGAGGCGACTATGAGCGCGAGACCTACCCGGACGGCTGCGTGGTGATTGACAACCCGCCGTTTTCTATCCTCTCGCAGATCTGCCGATTTTACACGGAGCGCGGCATCCGATTTTTCCTCTTTGCGCCGGCACTGACGCTTTTTAGCATCGCGGCCGGGACATGCAACTATTTGCCGATGTCTTGCCGCATCACCTATGAAAACGGCGCGGATGTGCGCACAAGCTTTGTGACCAACCTTGGAGACTGGAAAATTGAAACGGTGCCAGAGCTGTGGCGCAGGGTGGATGAGCTGAACACGCAGAACACCTGTGAGGGTGCGGCGGAGTTGCCCGGATACACCTACCCGGACTGCGTGATGACGCCGATCCGCATTGCGCCGACCTCCAAATGGCAGGCGCTGCGTGTGCGGGCAGAGGACGCCGCCTTTACACGGGCGCTGGACGAGCAGCGCGCACAGAAAAAAGCCATCTACGGCGCGGCGTTTCTTCTGTCGGAGAAGGCAGCGGCGGAGAAGGCAGCGGCGGAGAAGGCAGCGGCGGAGAAGGCAGCGGCGGAGAAGGCGGCGGCACATGTTTGGGAGCTGAGTGCCCGTGAGAGGTCAATTGTCGCCGCGCTGGGGAAGCATGACGATCGCTGAAGCTGAGCGGATCATGGCCGCAACGGCAAGCCCGTATCTCAAGCAAGACATGGAGCGATATATTCGGCGGCAGCGCAGAAAGGAGCGCGGAGATGGCAGGAGCAAGACAACCGACCGATCTGGTCGTGAGGAATGGGCGCAAGCACATGACGCGCGCCGAGGAGGACGCGCGGCGCGACCGTGAGGTGGTGGTGCCGGCGCCGCAGCGGGCGAAGCCGCCCAAATGGCTGCCTAAGGAGCTGCATCGCGAGTTTCGCGCGATTGGCAAGCAGCTCATCGACGTGGGGCTCTACACCGACCTCGACGCGGACAACCTCGGGCGCTATCTGGTCGCCCACCACGAGTATATCAGCGCGACGGCGGAGGTGCAGCGGGCCTTGACCCAGGCGCCGGGCCACGCGCGCGACTTAGAGGCGGCGGACGGCTGGGGCCGCGTGCAGGAGCGCTACTTCAAGCAGGCGCGCAACTGCGCGAACGACATGGGCCTGACGGTCTCGAGCCGCTGCCGGTTGGTCCTGCCGAGCAATCTGCCCGCGGCGGCGTTCACGCCGGGGAGCGGGACGGATGAGTTCACGGAGCGGCTGCGGCAGCGGCAGGCGGACGCGCTGGCGCGAAGCCTGTAGCATGGCATACGTTTTCGACCGCGAGGCGGGGCAGTTCGTGTGCGACTTCGTCGAGCGCCTGCCGACGACCGACACGGGCAAGCCCTTCTGCCTTTACGACTGGCAGCGCGAGGCCCTGATGGAATTTTACGGCACGATGTGCGCCGATGTGCCCGAATCGGGCACGGAGGAGAGCGCGGAGCGGCTGCGCCGGTACTGGTATCTCTACCTCGAGATCCCGAAGAAGAACGGCAAGAGTGAGCTGGCTGCGGCGCTGGCCCTCTATCACCTCTTCGCGGACGGCGAGCTGAACGCGGAGGTCTATGTCTGCGCGGCGGACAAGGAAAACGCCTCGATCGTCTACAACGCGGCGATCTTTATGGCGACGAGCGCGCCGTGGACGGCAAAGATGATCGCCCAGGGCGAGCTGCGGCCCATCGAGAGCCGCAAGCGCATCGAGTACCGCAAGCGCGTGAAGACCGGCAACGGCGGGTACAAGTGGATCACGGTCGGCATTCTGCAGGTCCTCTCCGCCGAGGCGTACAGCAAGCACGGCTACAAGCCGAGCTGCGTCATCTTCGACGAGCTGCACGCGCAGCCCAACCGTGAGCTGTGGGACGTCATGACCGGCGCGGCGGGCGCGAGCCGACGGCAGCCAGCATGGATCGTGCTGACGACCGCGGGCGACGACCCCGACCGCAGCTCCATCGGCTGGGAGATCCACGAGAAAGCTGTGGTCATCCGCGACGCGCGGCAGCTGCGGCGCATCCGGAGCGATGGCGGCGACGTTCGCTCGGTCCTCTCCCTCCGGCATGTCGGGGACGAGGACCTTGCGGACGCGGAGGCCGAGCTGCTCGGCCGTGACGAGGAAAACTGGCTGCCGATCCTCTACGGCCTGACGGCGCTGTTCGGCGACGATCCGGACGACCTGGAAAAGCTCGACATCTGGGACGAGAGCTTGTGGTATCTCTGCAACCCCTCGCTCGGCAAGCATCTGAGCCTGCGCAACATCCGCATGGAGGCGGCAAGCGCAAAGCGCAGCGAAGCCGAGGAGCGCGTATTCCGATGGCTGCGGCTCAACCAATGGATCACGACAAAGTCGGTCGGCTGGATCTCGCTCAACCTCTATGACAAGACGCAGTGGGGTCCGAGCAAAAAGCGCGAGCGCGAGGAGTGGCTGCGGCAGCTGGACGGCAAGCTCTGCTACGGCGGCGTGGACCTTTCTACGAGCCGCGACCTGACGGCCTTTGTTCTGCTCTTCCCGCCCCAGCCGGGGCTGGGCGCGGCGGTGCTGCTGCCCTATGGCATCTGGCGGCCCGAGGCGACGGTGGACGAGGCGGAAAAGCGCGACCACGTCCCCTACCGGGACTGGGCGCGTGCCGGCTTCCTCGACCTCTGCCCCGGCGAGGTCATCGACTACGGCGCGGTGGAGGAGCGCATCCGCGAGGCGCGGGAGCGCTACGACCTCAAGATGGTGGGCTTTGACCCGTATCTGAGCCGGACCATCACGCAGCGGCTCGCGCCGATCGTGCCGATCATCGAGATCCCGCAGGACCTCAAGAACATGAGCCCCGCGATGAAGGAGACGGACGACATGATGCAGCGCCACACGCTGCTGCACGTCCACAACACCTGCTTCCGCTGGACCTTTGGCAATGTTCGCTGCCACGCGGACGGCAACGGCAACATCAAGCCGCTCAAGAACAAATCGACGGGGCGCATCGACCCGGCGGTCGCGAGTATCATCGTGATGGCCGTGTGGATGGTTGCCAGGAATCAGAAGCCCGATCTTGCCGCGGCGGTGGCACGGGCGGACTTCACGCTGTGAGGAGGAAGGCTGTGGAAAAGCTGCGAGACGCCGCGCTGCTGCTCGGCGTGCTGCTTATTACGCTCGGCGCGGGCATGATCTACCTGCCCGCTGGCTTGATCGTGGGCGGCATTCTTTTGATCGCAATGGCCGTCATTGACGGCTTTGACGATAGTGCAAACGACGAAGGGAGTGATGGTCAAGCATGAGCATCATCAAGGGCCTGCGCGCGGCGACCGCACGCTCGCCCACCGTGAGCAAGTCCGTAACGGTTGGCAGCCTGACGGCCTCCGGCGGTCTGGCCGCCGGCGAGGACCCGCAGAGCGCGGCGCGCAAGCTCAGCGCGGTCGACCGCTGCATTGAGCTGCTGAGCGACAGCATCGCGAAGCTGCCGAATTATGTGATCGACACGAGGACGCGCGAGCGCACGGACCACGAGCTGCTGCGGCTGCTAAACATCCGGCCGAACGAGGCTATGACCCCGTTCATTCGCAAGAAGGTGCTGGAGACGAGCCGCCTGGAGGGCGGCAACGGCTACGACTGGATCGTGCGCGACGAGCGCACGGGCAAGCCGGTGGAGCTGATCCCGGTGCCGTGGTATCTGGTGCAGCCCTGGCACGACATGGCGGGGCGCGTGTGGTACGACGTAACGCATCCCTTCTCCGGCAAGGTCATGCGATTGCCGAACGAGGACGTGTGCCACTACAAGAACGCCACGCGCAACGGCCTGCTCGGTCTCGGCACGGTGACGCGCGCCGGCGAGGTGATCGCCGCGGCGCGGGCCGCGCAGGAGTATGAGCTGAGCTACTACGCCAACGGCGGGCAGCCGGGCGGCGTGCTGGAGACCGACACCGACCTCGGCGGCTATGTGCTGGATACCAAGGGAAATCCGGTCAAGGCGGCGGACGGCTCGCTCGTGACCAAGAAGGACCGGCTGCGCGCCGAGTGGGAGCGCGTCCACATGGGGCCGAGCAAGGCGCACCGGACGGCGATCCTCGACCTCGGTCTCAAGTACACGAGCATTGCGGGGACGAACCGCGACGCGCAGTTTGTGGAAAACAAGCAGCTGTCGATCACGGACATCGCACGCTACTTCGGCGTCCCCCTCTACAAGCTCAATGAGGGCAAGCAGGCCTACGGCAGCAACGAGCAGAACGCGATCGAGTATGTCGTCGGCACGCTGCACCCCATCGTGACCCAGTACGAGGAGGAGCAGAGCTACAAGCTGCTGACCGACAGCGAGCTTGCCGCGGGGCTGGAGCTGCGCATCAACATGATGGCGGAGCTCAAGGGCGACACGGCGAGCCGCGCGAACTGGTACCGCACGATGAGCGAGCTGAGCGTATTCAGTCCCGACGACATCGCGGCGCTGGAGGATCTGCCGAACGTGCCGGGCGGCAACCGCAGGCGCGCGAGCCTGAACTATGTGCCGCTTGACCTGTGGCCGGAGCTGAGTGCGCAGAGAAACGGCGGCGCGGCCGCCGGAGAGGAGTAAACCGCATGGATATGATCTTTAAGGCGGCACGGATCGAAAAGGCCGCCGTGGGCGAGCGGGAGCTTGCCCTCATCAACGCACAGGCGCTGCGTGAGCTGAGCGCGGACGAGGTGTTCGCCTTCCGTCTGGCTGCCTGCGACAACCAGATCGACCGCGAAGGCGAGCGCTTTACCGAGGCGACGCTCGAGCAGCTCAGCAAGCTCTATATCGGCAAGCCCGTGCTGCGCGACCACAAGTGGAGCGCGGAAACGCAGACCGCGCGCGTGTACGACGCACAGGTGGCGGACGAGGGCGAGGTCAAGCGTCTGGTGCTCAGCTGCTACATGGTCCGCACGGCAAGCGCCGCGGACACCATCACCGCTATTGAGGGCGGCATCCTGCGCGAGTGCAGCGTGGGCTGCGCGGTGGAGCATGTCAACTGCTCGATCTGCGGCGCGGACCAGCGCAAGACGCTGTGCGAGCACTGGCCGGGCCGAGAGTACGACGGGCAGCTCTGCCACTTTGATCTTGACGGCGCGGCGGACGCCTACGAGGTAAGCCTCGTGGCGGTGCCCGCACAGCCGGAAGCCGGCGTTGTGAAGGCAAAGCGCTACGGCGGCGCCGAAATGAAGGAGACCCACGCGCCGGAGGGCGCGGATAACGACGAGCACTGGGCGGACGAAGCCGCACTGGAGCTTGAAAAAATGAGATTTTAAGGAGGCACACAATGCGTAGAAAGTACAACGACCTGCTGGCGAAGCGCGCCGGCATGCTCACGGAGGCCGAGGGCCTGCTTAAGGAGGGCAAGCGCGAGGACTATCGGAGCAAGATGACCGAGATCGAGAACCTCAACAGCGAGATCACCGAGGTCAAGACCCTCATCGACGAGCAGGACCGCCTGTTCATGCAGAAGCAGGATACTCCGGGCGAGGCCAGGGACAAGGCTCTCGAGCGCGCGGAGATCCTGCGCAAGGGCGGCGAGGTCAAGTTCAGCGCGGCGGAGGTCCGCAAGGCCATCACGCTCGCGACCACCTCGCTCGCCGAGCCCACCGGCGTAGGCCGCGACATCCGCGGCGGCGACGCGCCCCTCAGCGCGATCATCGACCAGGTCAGCGTGGTCAACCTCTCCGGCCTGGGCGAGTATCAGGAGCCTTATGTGATCTCTGAGCTCGACGCCAAGGTCGGCACGGTGGCCAGCACCGCGGGCAAAGCCCGCACGGCAAGCACCGACCCCACCTTCGGTGTGGCGCAGATCAAGCCCTACGACATGAGCGTGACGAGCTTTGTCGACCGCAATATCGGCAACCTGACCCCCGCGGACTATTACGCGAAGATCTACGGCATGGCGATGCGCGCCATGCGCCGCAAGTGCTCCGAGCTGATCGTCAACGGCGACGGTGAGAGCAGCCATGTGTTCTACGGCATGAAGATCGCCAAGAACAAGGCGGGCGCGAACATCTTCGCCAGCGTTGACGTGAGCGCGGTGGACGTCAACCTGCTCGACACCCTCTATTTTGCCTACGGCGCGGACACCGAGGTCGCCGGCAGCGCCCGCCTGCTGCTCACCAAGGAAGACCTCAAGGCCATCGGTCAGCTGCGCGGCACGAACGAAAAGCGCCGCCTGTTCACCATCGAGCCGGACATGGCCAACCCCAACGTCGGCGTGATCCGCGACGGCGGCGTGGTGATCCCCTACACCATCTGCCCGGACCTCACCAGCCTAAGCACCGCGACCGCGAGCACGAGCGCCGCGATCCAGACCATGATCTACGGCAACCCGCTCAACTATGAGCTGGGCCTCTTCTCCGATTTCACCGTGCGCGTGGACGAGAGCTACAAGGCGCAGGAGCGCCTGCTGACCATCCTCGGCGACGTGATGGTCGGCGGCAACCTTGTGGTCGACAAGGGCGTTGTCGTGGCGACGCTGCCCAAGAGCGGCTCGTAAGAAATGCTGACGGAGCATCTGGTGGACATCGCCGCCTATTGCAAGGTCGACGCGGACGACGCGGAGCTCCCCGGCTATATTGACGCGGCGGAGGGCTATCTTCTCTCCGGCGTGTGCAGCAAGCCGGAGGATGGGACGCCGCGCTTCGCGATGTATCTCCTCTGCGTCAAGGCTCTGACGCTTGAGCAGTACGACCGGCGCGGCATCTCCATCGACCAGGCCGCCAGCGAGAACCGCGTCGTTCGGCTCATGCTCAACCAGCTCAAGCTGACCGAACCCGTGCCCGAATCGGGCACGGGCGAGGCGGCGGAAGGAGGCGCGTGATGCACGTCGACGCAGGAAAGCTCTCGAAGCGCATCCAGTTTTTGCGGAAAACGACGGCAAAGGACGCCGACGGCTACGACGTACCCGGCGAGCCGGAGCCCGTGCGCGAGACCTGGGCGCAGTTTTCGCAGACGAGCGGCACGGAGCTGATCCGGGCAAACGCCGAGTTCGGCGAGGCGAAGGTGCGCTTTCTCACGCGCGCGAACCCGGAGCTGCTTGACCGGCGGCTTCTGATCCGCTACGACGGGCGCGACTACAACATCCTCTACGTCAACACCTACGGCGACGAGGGGAAGTACATGGAGTTCTGGTGCGAGCGCTTCACGCAGGAGGGCAAGGTATGACGCTGAATGAGAGAATCATCGCGGTCGTGACGCCGATCGTGCCGGTGTGCGTGCCGGATCTGCTGGTCACAGAGGCGGGCGAGACGCCGCCGGAGGAGTACTGCACGTTCAATTTTCCGCTCGAGCCCGAGGCGCTTGCCGACGACACCGCGCAGCTGCAGCGCGCGCTCGTGCAGCTGCACTACTTCGCGCCGCTCAAGGCGAACACCGTGCCAACGCGCCGCGCACTTTGGGCGGCGCTTGCAGCCGCGGAGGACTTTTCCCCCGCACTGATCGAAAACGCGACCGACCACACAGGACAGCACTATGTCTTTGAGTTCGATGCGGTCGGGCGCTGGCTGGGAGACGAGCGCAGTGGCTGAGATCCGTTTTGACGGGCTGGACACCTTCGTCCTCTCGATGCGGCAGGTCGCGGAGCTGCCCGACAACGTGCATGACGCGATGCTCAACGCCGGGGCTGACGTGGTGGTCGAGGCACAGCGCGCCGAGGCGCGCAAGCTCGGCAAGCCCGGCGGCTACCGCAACAGCCGCCAGAGGCGCGACTATTCGACCGGCATCACGGCGAAGTGCATCAAAAAAGGCAAGGTCAAGGTGAAAAACGGCGAGCGCGGCATCTATGTGACGCCTACCGGCACGCGCCGGCGCGGCAATACGACCACGCGCAACGCCGAGATCGCCTACGTCAACGAGTACGGCACAAAGACCATTCAGGCGCGCGGCTTTATCCGCAAGGCAAACGAGAAGTGCGCCGACGAGACCACGACCGCGGAGTTTATGGTCTACAACAAATTCCTCGAATCCAAAAACCTGTAAAGGAGGGCACAACTATGCCTCAGTACGGAGCGAAAAATCTCCAGTGGGCGCCGTTCGCGGCGTCAAACCCCGAGCCGGAGGACGCGCTGCCCAACTACGGCACGCCGATGAAACTCGGCGACCTCATGAGCGTCGCCGAAACGCTCAACTTCTCCGAGGTCGAAGCGCGTGCGGACGATCAGCGCAAGATCTACGTGCGCGAGTTTGTCGACGGCTCGCTCGCCGTCGGCGTGCTGGAACTGCCCAACGAGACCGCCTCGGCCGTCACCGGCGCGCAGATCGACAGCACCGAGGGCGCGAAGGACATCCATTTCTCCAGCAACGACACCGCGCCCTACGGCTGCCTCGGCTTTTACACGACCAACATCAAGGCCGACGGCTCGAAGTATTACAAGGGCCTCTTCTACCCCAAGGTCAAGGCGAGCCTCGACGGCCGCACCTACAACACCAAGCAGAAGACCATCGTGCTCGACAGCCCCAAGCTGACGCTCTCGGTGGACGCCTGCAACACCGGCGACTACCGCATCGAGAGCGACGAGCTCACGACCGAGGCCGCCGCAAAGGCGTGGGTGAACGGCAAGGTTAAGGCCGCGGTCGGCGGCTGAGAACACCAAGGAAGGCGCAGCGCCCCCGCTGCGCCTTTTCTCAAATTGGAGGCAAATATGAAACTACACGAAGTTGATCTCTGCGGGCAGCACCTGTATCTCTGCCTCAACGGGCAGGCGCTGTTCGATCTCTACGATAAATTCGGCACCAAGGGCTTTATCACCGATCCCATCAAGGGCAGCGGCAAGAAAAGCTTCGAGGCGGTGTGCTATTACCTCGCAAAGCTTTCCGAGCAGGGCGAGCTCTATCGGCGCTGGCAGGGCCAGACGCACGGCCCCATCCTCACCGAGCAGTTTTTCCGCGTCAACCTCGCCCCGCACGAGGTCGCCGCAGCGAAGGACGCCATCCTCGCCGCCATCGTCCTCGGCTTCCGGCGCGAGGAGAAAGAGACGGGCGACCTTGACCTCGGCCTTGTGGAGCTTCAAAAAAAAACGGGATCTCCGTGACGCGCGCGCATTGGATGCAGCTGCTCACGCAGTTCCTGCGCCTGAGCGTCCGCGAGGGGCTGCTGCTCACGCCCGGGCAGGTCATGGACCTGCAGACGCTTGAGGAGCGGCGGCGCGGACTGATAAGAGAGGAGGGTGCGTGATGGCAGTACGCCAGATCACCACGCGGCTCGCCATCGACGGCGAGCAAGAATACAAAAAGCAGCTGGCCGCGGTCAACCGCGAGCTCGGCAACCTCGGCGCGGAAATGAAGCTCGTCGACGCGCAGTTCAAGGGGCAGGCGAATAGCTCCGAGGCACTGCGCGCCAAGCACAACCAGCTCAAGCAGTCTATTGAGCAGCAGACCGTCAAGGTCGAATCGCTCAAAGATGCGCTTGAGGAAGCAAAGCAGGCCTACACCGAAAATGACGCTCGCACCGACAGCTACCGCAGGCAGCTGCTCAGCGCGGAGACCGCGCTCGCCAAGCTCAACAGCGAGCTGAGCGAAAACGACAAACTGCTCAAGGAGGCCGAGGACAGCGCGGACGGCTGCGCGAAAAGCATCGACGGCTACGGCAAGGCGGTCAAGGATGCCGCAGGCAAAACCGATGATCTCGACGATGGCCTCGGCGGCATCGGTGGCGCACTCAAGGGCTTGCGCAACGAGGACGGCAGTTTTAACCTTGGCGGCGTAACTTCAGCGCTCAGCAACCTCAAGGGGCTGCTGGTTGGCAGCGCCATCGTCACAGGCGCAAAGGCGGTCAAAGACGCGATCTTTGAGATCGTAGAATCGACCGAGGAATACCGCAAGATCATGGGCACGCTTGAGGTCTCCAGCGCGGCTGCCGGCTACACAGCCGAGGAGACTGCGCAGGTCTACCAAGAGCTGCAGGCCGTACTCGGGGACACGCAGACCGCCGCGACCGCGACGGCAAACCTGCAGGCCCTCGGCCTCGCGCAGGAAGACCTCAAAGTCCTTATTGACGAGGTCATCGGCGCGTGGGCGACCTACGGCGACTCGATCCCGATCGACAGTCTCTCCGAGGCCATCAATGAGACCGTGCAGGCCGGAAAGGTCACCGGCGTCTTCGCGGACGTGCTCAACTGGGCGGGCGTCAATGAGGACGAGTTCAACCGGCAGCTCGAAGCCTGCGCCGATACATCCGAGCGTGCGCAGCTTGTGCTCGTGCAGCTCGCCAATCAGGGCCTGCGCGAGACCGGTCAGGCGTGGAAGGACGCCAACCAGGACATTATGGAAATGAACCGCTCGCAGGAGGAGCTCAACGCGGCGATGGCGCGGTTGGGCGAGCTGCTGACACCCATTGCGGCTGGCATCGTCGGATTCACGGCTGACATTGTTGAGGGCGTAACGGCTGCGATCACTGCTATTAGTGATCTGATCTCGAAGATCCGCGAGGCACGCGAGGAAGCAAACGAGAAAAATGTGGAGCGCTCGTCCACCTCAAAACTCTCCCGCTACCGCGCCGAGGCGAGGCTGCGCGAGCATCTCTCCGGCTCCCACGCCGCGGGGCTCGACCGCGTGCCCTACGACGGCTATCTCGCCGAGCTCCACGCGGACGAGGCGGTGCTCAACGCGCAGGAGGCCGCGCTCTGGCGCTCTGCCGCGCGCTACGGCGCGTCCGGCGCTCCGGTGGCATCTCCCCCTGCCCCGTCTCCCGCGACCGCACAGAGCGCCGCACGGCGCGAGAACGTGACCATTGACGTCACGCTCGAGCTGGACGGACAGACACTCGCGCGCAAGCAGTACCCGCTCATGCAGGCCGAGGGCCGCCGACGCGGCAAGCCGCTTGCAGGAAAGGAGGGCACCTGATGGCGAAATACCCCTTTATCGTGGACGGGCAGGACTTCACCGACCTGTTCCACAAGTACGGCTATGAGGTCACCTACGAGTTCCGCGAGGGCGAGAACGGCTTTCTCATGTGCTCGGGCGACGAGCTGCGCGACCTGCTCGCCATCAAGCCGACTATCGTCGGCACCACCAACGACGCGCCGACCGAGCGCATCACCGCGCTGCTGACGGCGTGCCTCAAAAACGAAGTCCTCTTCCGCTACTTCGACCTCTGGACCGGCGCGGAGAAAACCATCACCGCGCACCCCACGGTCGACACCGTCTCCGTCCTGCTCGACGACAGCGGCACGCATTGGTGGAGGGGCTTCCGTGTCATAATGAGGTCAAAGTAATGGGATTGAACGCTGTAAAATATAGAGATGAAATGCTCTTTGAGAACGACCGCATTGATCTCGACACGCCTGGCACGATGGGCGAGTATAAGGAGCTGCGCGCGGATGCACTCGAGGCCGACACGCTCGATATCACCGTTTTGTCCGAATCGGGCACGATTCGCTACTTTGACAAAAACGAAAAGGTCGAGTTTTTCCGCTCCAGCCGCCGCGTGGGCACTTACCATCTGCAGAGCGTCACGCGCGTGGGTCCGAAGCTCTACACGCTCTCCGCGCTCTCCGCAGTCGGCCTGCTGATCGTCCGGCCACACCGCGGCGGCATCTACACCGGGCAGACGGTCGCCGAGGCTGTCGCGGAGATCTGCGGCGACATTCCCATTCTCATCGAGACCGTCTACCGCAATATTAAGCTCTACGGCTGGCTGCCCATCGCCTCAGCCCGTGACAATCTCCGGCAGGTTCTGTTTGCCATCGGCGCGTGGCTGCACACGGATGAGAACGGCACGCTGCGCGTGCAGAAGCTGTGGGACGGTACGGCGAGCGTCATTGATTTCAACTCCGTTGATTCGCGCAACATTCACGTCAAGCACCTCGATCCCGTCAGCGCGGTCGCCGTCACCGAGCACCAGTACATTGCCGGCACGGAGGACGTCACGCTCTTCGAGGGCACGGCCCAGCAGGGTGACGTGATCGAGTTCGACGAGCCGGCGCACACGCTCACGGCCGAGGGCTTCACCATCCTTGAAAGCGGCGCGAACTACGCCGTCCTCTCTGCGGGCACCGGCAAGCTCACCGGCAAGAGCTACGTCCACAACCGGCGCGTCGTCACGCGCACCGTGACCGAGGGCGCGGCCGAGCACGTCGAGGAGATCACCGACGCGACGCTTGTCTCGCTCGTCAACTCCTCCGCGGTCGCGCAGCGCATGGCAGCCTATTACGCCTGCCGCGAGCAGCTCACCGTGGACGTCAACCCCGCGGGCGAGCACGCCGGTCACGTCGTCTCACTCTGGAACGAGTGGGACAAACAGCAGACGCTCGCCTGCATCGCCTCGCGCGAGACGAAGATCTCCGGCCTGCTCAAGTCCCGCACCTCGGCGCTCGTCGGCTTTCTTCCCCCGCAGCCGGAATCGTCGGAGTATTTTGACGAGCGCGTCATCCTCACAGGCTCGGGCGAGTGGACGGTCCCCGAGGGCGTTACGACCTACACCCGCGTCCTTATCGGCGGGGGCCGCGGCGGCAGCAGCGGCTATCGGGGCGAAAGCCCCGCCGTGCGCACGCCGAAATCATGGACCGAGAAATCTGACGCTCTCAGACGCTACGTCGGCTTTAACCGCGGCGTCTCGCTGGAGGGCGGCAAGGGCGGCGAGCCGGGAGACGCGGGCGATGGCGGCAAGGTGCTGGTTGAAACCGTCACCGACGCCGTACCGGGCGCAAAGGTCTCCTATGCCTGCGGAACGGGCGGCTACGGCGGCGTCTTTGCGCAGGGCAACGACGCGGGCACGCCCGGTACCGCGACCACAATGGGCGGCGCAACGAGCGACACGGGCTCGTCGAGCGAGGCGGGCTACACCGACGCGATCACGGGCGAGGTTTTTGCCGCCAAAGGCAAAAGCGGCATCGCGGGCAGCCCGGGCAACGGCTACACGTGGAGCGATGGAAATTATACCTACCAGCCAAGTCCCTCCATCACCGTAGACGGTGTGACCTACTCCGCGGGCAAAGACAAGGATGAGGTCAAAGGAAAAGACGGGCGGGGCGACTACAAAATCGCGCCCTACGGTTATGTCGGCTACAGATGGCTCGGCGGCTACGGCGGCGGCGCGGCGGCAGGCTCCAACGGAAACGACGGCCTTGCAAACGGCAGCGGCGATGCTTATATCGGCTCCTCAAGCGCATTCGCGACGGTCACGGCGGCGCGCGGCGGCGCGGGCGCAGACGCAAAGCCGCCCGCCAAAGAGAGCCGTTACGGCTGCGGCGGCACAAGCGGCCACGGCGGCGGCGGCGCAGGCTCCAACGGCACGGCGTACGCACACCAGACATCGTCTGAAAATATATTGGTCTCGCAGGCGTCTCTGACCGCGAGGGACACCGAACCCGCCTCGGGTGGTCGCGGATCTGACGGCGGCGAGGCAGGCGACGGCTGCATCATCATCTACTACCGCAAGCTCAAGCCGCTCAGCGCGGGCTGGCTGCGCGACAAAATCCAAAAGCCGCTGCTCGACCGCCTCGGGCGCAGGCTCATCGTTTAAGGAGGTATCGTTATGCCTGATGATTATTATGTTTCCCAATACTCCGGCGAGGAGATCGACGACCTGCTCGGCAAGGCGGGCTCCGCCACAGGCGCTGTCCGCTATGACGCGGCGCAGAGCCTCACCGACGAGCAGAAGGCGCAGGCACGGACGAACATCGGGGCAGACACCGTGCAGGGCGCGGTCCGCTACGACGCCGCGCAGAGCCTGACGAAAGGTCAAAAGACGCAGGCGAGGGGAAACATTTCCGCGTTAAACGGACAGTTTTTATTGACAGAATATGGTGGTGGGCAAATCGGCTGGTATCGAATCACGGAACCCTTCGCTCAATACAGTACAAGCGGGTATCTCACAGTATCCCACGCATGGGCGAACGGAGGCCCGTCTGAGTTTCTCTTAGGCGTATCTACGGCCCCCGCTACGCATGGAAAACTCCAATGTTTGAGGAGCGCTGGCCAAAACAATAGCGTTCCATATATTTCCAATGCGCGTCTCGTTAAAATTGCCAACACGTATGCCTTAGACCTCTACGCATCTGGAGCGGGAATAAACAATTGGGATTTGCAACTCTGTAATTGCGGGAACAATCTGATTACACTGACTACTCCGACATTTATTTCCGCAGATGATACGCTCCCGAGCGGAGAGACCCTTGCGGCCGTGATGGAATACCAAAACCCACCTATGCTGCTTGGTGTGGAATACAAAACCACAGAACGATATCTCGGCAAGCCGGTGTATGTTATGGCGTTTCAGTTCGGAGCGTTACCGAATACATCTGATAAAGAAGTGGCGATGCCGGAGACAGACAACACTTGCAAAATTTTCGAGATACACGGCTATACGTCAACCTATATGACATTGCCCGGGGTTTCAGGGACGGCGTCTGGTTTGGAGATAAAACTGACTGGTATTAGCAACAGCGCCTACGTCATAACTGGATCAGATAGATCAAGTGCAACTGCGACGATCGTGGCTAAATACACCAAGACGACAGATTGAGGAGGGAACACCATGAAGATCATCAAGTACCAACTCTGCACCGAAATCAACCGCGGTACGGAAGAACAGCCGAATATTGAGCGGGTGTTCTCTGGAGTGGTTCGTGGCTGGAGCGAAGCCGATGAGAAAAGTGCCAAGAGCGAAGCATACAACGGAGAATACACCATTGAAGACGACGGCAAGCCCGAGCCTGCCCCGACCCAGCTTGACCGCATCGAAGCGCAGACCACCTACACCGCCATGATGACCGACACGCTGATGGAGGGCTGAGATGAAAGAGAAAATCGCAAAGTGGTTCGCGCAAGGTCTTTGGACCGCCGGCATGGTGCGCAGTGCCGTAAAAAAAGGCATCCTCAGCACGCAGGACTACGAAGAGATCACCGGCGAGAAATACGCTGATGATAAATAAATTTTGAACAAAGAAAAGGAGAACAAAACAATGACTACTACTCGTATCGCATCCGACGGCAAGCCCATCGAGGTCACGGACATCCCCGCGGGCCTGAGCGAAAACTCGGGTGTCAAGAACAGCATCGTGCAGCCCGTCATGGCGCGCGACCTTTCCCGCGCCGGCACGGAGATCTATGTCGCCCCCTGCTACAAGCTCACCTACGACGAGGACGGCTACTGCGTCAAGATGACGGCCTGCGCCATCCCCGAGGACGTCGCGGAAAAGCTCGCGGAGCTGAACAAGTAAACGGAGCGGGGGAGATCCCCGCTCTATCCTAAGGAAAGAGAGACAACGCCTATGGAAGATTTGGCTGTGAAGCTTCAGGAGGTCAAGGACCGCTCGCTCCGAAACGAGGGGCGCATCAAGCAGTTAGAGGTAGATCAGCGAGCGCTGAATGAATTGGCGCTGTCGGTCAAAGAGCTGGCGACCGACCAGACGAACATGAAGGAGGACATCGGCGAGATCAAGGCCAATGTGCGGAGCCTGACCGCCGTGCCGTCCAAACGCTGGGAGAAGGTCGTGGAGCTGATGATCGCGACCGTCGTGGGCGCGTTCATGGCGTGGCTTTTGACAGGGGGCGCGGTATGAGAGACATCAAGGGCTCCACCTTGGAGGAAATCCGCATGATCCGCGCTATCCAGCGCTCCGTCGGGGCGCTGGACAACGGCTGGATCGGCAACCAGACCTTGAGCGACATCGCGGCAAAGCTCGGCGCGGACTGTTTCCCGCTTAATGTCGAGCTGTACGGACAGCCCTGCATCCTCGCGCGGGACATCGAGCCCGTCAACATGAGCGGTCCGCTGCCGAAAAACGCCATCTCGGGGAGCTTTTCTTGGCAGGGTCAGCCCTGCTCCATTCTGGTGCGCGGCGGCAAGGTCGTGCGCGGCATGAGCTGCCACTATCCCCGCCCCGAGAGCGTGCTCTACAAGACCACGGGCGGCGCGGTGCGCATTGCCCGTGTGTCCTCGGCGGCGGCGCTGGGCAACGTCGTGTGGGCGGTAGGGGGTATGGGATTGCTCGGCAATTATAACCCTGCCGCAGAAGGCTTCACAGGGGCGTACAGCGACGTGCTGCGCAAGACCAACCACACCGTCCTCGGCTGCAAGGGCGGGCTGCTCTACGGCGTCTACTGCCGCAGCATGACCGCGCAGCAGGTCAACGCCTTTTGTCGAGATAAGCTCAAGCTCACCCACGCCGTCATGTTAGACGGCGGGCACGTCGCCGCCATCAACGGCGCGTGCAGCAAGATCAACACACAGACGCGGCAGTTCTATGCCGTGCGGTTTCTGTAAAGGAGGCAAAAATGCAAAATCGAATTGCCAATCTGCTCACGGTCAAAAGCATCGTGACCATCGTGCTCACGGCGGTTTTCTCGGTGCTTGCCCTGCGCGGCAGCATCAGCGGGACGGAGTTTTTGACGATCTTCACGACCATCATCGCCTTCTACTTTGGCACCCAGGCCGAAAAGAAGAAAAATGAAGAGGTTTCTTGAGACCCTGACCGCGTGGGAGGGCGCGGTGCGCGGCGACACGATACACAAGCGCATCGTAGACGCCTACAACAGTTTCCTGCCCCATCCGCGCGGCTACAAGCTGGCCTACACCGATGACTACTGCGCGGCGATGGTGTCCGCGGCGGCGATCCTCTGCGGCCTGACGGAGGTCATTCCCATCGAGTGCTCCTGCGGCGAGCAGGTGAAATGGTATCAAGCGCGCGGCCAATGGATTGAGGACGACGCGCACGTCCCCACGGTCGGCGAGCAGGTGTTTTACTACTGGAGCGACCGCAAGGACTACGCCCTCACGGACTGCACAGGCGCGCCCAACCACACGGGCATCGTGACCGCCTGCGACAGGCAGAAAATCACGGTATTCGAGGGCAACAAGGGCAAGGAGCACGAGTGCGCGTACCGCGTCATCCCCGTGAACGGGCGCTATATCCGCGGCTTCGGCATACCTGCATATCCTGCGGACAAGACCGTGCTTACGCGCGGCGACAAGGGCGCGGCGGTCGGGAAGCTGCAAGAGTTCCTAAATGCCTGCGGCTATGAGCTGGATGTGGACAACTCGTTCGGCCCCGCGACGCAGAAGGCGTGGGGAGAATATGTTTACGCATACCTCGAAAAAATTCTAAAATAACGAAAGGAAAACGGGCGGGAGGCATGCCTCCCCTCGCGTGAGCGCTCTGCAAGCCCCGGCGCACAGCATGGACAAGCAGCACCGAGCGATCCGGGCAAAATTATCCTCTATGGCCCCGCGGCGGGCCGTGGCATACATTCGGTCTTTTGAGCTTCCACCCGACGAAATGGCGTGCCTCGTCGAGTGCGACGTGCGGGGCCGCTCCTGCGTACAGGTGGCATTTGAAATGAACCTGTCGCCGGATACGGTCAAAAAGTATCGCCGAAAGGCGTACCGCAAAATTGCATCGGAAGTCTTTGGATAGAAAAAGAGCTTCACCAAACGGTGAGGCTCTTTCCCTTTATGGGGTGGGTATGAATGACGCATGGAGCACGTCGTGACAAAAATAGCATATTCCATCAGAATTTGCAAGCGCAACCGTTCGACGAATTTCGCCGTACACTTTTCATCCCCTTTCCTGGCACTTTGGGAAAGGGGTTTTCTTGTACCATAGAGGCAGAAAAGGAGGTGCGCTGTATGTACGAACGGCTTTTGGCATTGGGCTTCACCGAGCAGATGGCGAGGGATATTTTGGTGCTGTTCCCCGAGCCGGACGAGCTGCGCACCTATGTCTATTTCGCGGAGCTATTGCATGTATAGCTATTATAATCCGTCGCCTTATGGCAAAAACGTGGGGGACTGCACCGTTCGGGCAATCTCCAAAGCGACCGGAAAAGACTGGGGCGAAACGTATCTCGCGCTCGCCATACAAGGCTACTTAGACGGCGACATGCCGTCGGCCAACGCGACTTGGGGCGCGTATCTGCACTCCCTCGGCTATCGGCGCTATATCGTGCCGAACTCCTGTCCGCTGTGCTATACCGTCGGGCAGTTTGCGGACGAGCATCCGGCAGGCACATACATTTTAGCCCTGTCCGGTCATGTAGTGTGCGTGCAGGACGGGACGATCTTTGACTCGTGGGACAGCAGCAATGAGACTGTGATCTATTTTTGGGTAAAGGAGACTGAATGACATGGCTTTTAATCCGTACTATCAAAACCCTTATTATCCACAGCCGATGCCGGATAACCTTATGCAGATGCGGCAGCAGCAAATGATGCAGCCCGCTCCGCCTCCCGTGCCGCAGAATCCTGTCGCGACCGGCGGCGTGCAATGGGTGAGCAGCGAGCAGGAGGCGAGAGGGTACCTGATCGCGCCCAACTCTGCCGTGGCGCTGTGGGACAGCTCCGCGCCGACGGTGTACCTCAAGCAGTCCGACGCAAGCGGCAAGCCAACGCTCAAGATTTATGACCTCGTAGAACGCGCAGAAACGCCCCGTACAGCACCGCAGGAAAAGAGCGTGGAATTTGTCACCCGCAAGGAGTTTGACGCTCTGGCGGCGCTTGTTGGCGAATTAAAGGGCAAGAAGAAGCGCAAGGAGGACGAGGACGATGACTAATCCGTTCATGGCCGCGCTGGGCGGCGGGCAGGGACCTATGGGCAACTTTGCCCAGATGGTGCAGCAGTTCAACCAGTTCAAAGCGAATTTCAAGGGAGACCCCAAAGCGGAGGTCGAAAAGCTTTTGCAGAGCGGCAGGCTGAACCAGCAGCAGCTCAACCAGCTTCAGCAGATGGCGAAGCAGTTTCAAAGCCTGATGCAGTAAGCATCAACATAAATCAACATCGTGGCCACGATTTGATGAATAAAAATTTTTCAAAGGAGTGATACTATGTCTCTTTCTGACGGCGGCGTTCAGGCCACTATGCCTGTTGCGCCAACCGGCATGATGAACAGCGGCTTTGGCGGCTTCGGCGGTGATGGCGCGTGGTGGATCATCATTCTTTTCCTGTTTGTGTTCTGCGGCTGGGGCGGCAACGGCTGGGGGAACAACGCCGGCAATTCCGGCGGCGTGGTCGACGGCTACGTGCTGACCTCTGATTTTGCCAATGTCGAGCGCAAGATCGACAGTGTAAATCAGGGCCTTTGCGACGGATTTTACCAGCAGGCGCAGCTTGTCAACGGCACCAACATGGCGATGGCAAACGGCTTTGCACAGGCCGAGCTTTCCCGCAGCAACCAGCAGGCGGCGCTGATGCAGCAGCTCAACGCCATGCAGATGCAGGCCGCTAATTGTTGCTGCGAAAACCGTGCCGCGATCGCGCAGGTGCGCTACGACATGGCGGCGCAGGCGTGCGACACGCGCAACACCGTGCAGAACGCCACACGCGACATCATTGACGCGAACAACCAGAACAGCCGCGCCATCCTCGACTTCCTGACGCAGAGCAAGCTGTCCGACCTCCAGACCGAGAATCAGAATCTGAAGCTGGCGGCATCTCAGGCCGCGCAGAACAACTATCTGATCTCGCAGCTGCGTCCGTGCCCTTCGCCTGCCTACATTACTTGTAACCCGTGGGCGGGCAGCGGTTACGGCGGCTGCGGCTGCAATCAGGGCTGCGGCTGCTGACAACTGCATAGCATAGCTTTTTGTTGGCGATGTTTTGTTGACGTCAACAAAATGTTCGGCCCCGTGCCGATACTGACAACAACGCGGCGGGGCTATTGCCTCGCCGCTGTATTTTTAGAAAGGACTGAACTCATGAAAACGATTGACGAGCTGAAACAAGAATTTGTAGACCATCTTGCTGCTATGGATAAGTCCGAAATGAGCATGGTCGAACTCGCAAACTATGCCGATCTGCTGCATAAGGCGGACGCTCTTTTCAAGCCAAGCTATACAGATGTACTTGCATCCGGCTTCATTCCCCCTTTTGCGGCAACTACTTGGAAAAAGGAGGAGAAGAAAAATGGCTGAATATAGTAATTCCACTATTGTTTCTGTTGCTGCTGGGCAAAACGTCCCGCTGACCGAAACGGCGGTCAACAGCAAGCCCTGTATCGTGCATCGCCAGGGCGCAGGCATTGTCACGCTGCGCGGCCTCACCAATCAAAACCGCGCCCTGTTTCGGGTCTCCTTTGGCGGCAACATCGCTATTCCCACCGGAGGCACGGTTGAGGCCATCACTGCGGCGCTTGCCATCAACGGAGAGCCGTTGACCAGTGCAACGGCGACTGTCACGCCTGCGGCGGTAGAGAACTACTTTAACATTTATGTTTCCGCACAGGTCTGCGTCCCGAAAGGCTGCTGCCTGACGGTCGCAATGGAAAACACCAGCACTCAGGCCGTCGACTTCGCCAACTCGAACCTGACGGTTGAGAGAATCGCGTGAAAGGAGAATGGACATGAGTAAGAAAGCAATGTATGAGCTTCGCAATATGCTGTGCGACGAACTCGACGAACTGGCGCGCAAGGGCGATCTGGGTGCGGGCGACCTTGAGATCGCGCACAAGCTAACCGACACCATCAAGAACATCGACAAGATCGAGATGATGGAGGACGACGGTTATTCTCGCGACGGAGACTATTCGCGTCGCTATTCCCGCGATGGTGATTATTCCCGCGGCGGCGACTGGCAGGCCGATATGCGCGGCACTTACGGCAGGGGCAGCTCCTATGCTCGCCGCGGCACGCATTACGTCCGCGGGCACTACAGCCGCGCCGACAGCATGGAGCACCTGCGCGAGCAGATCAACGACATGATGCGCGAGACGGACGACGACCGCGTAAAGGAAGCGCTGCGGCGTGCCGCGAGCTTGATGGAGGAATAAGGGGGTGCGTCCCCTTGATCGACGAAAACGAGGTCAATCTGTGGATATCGCGGCTTGAGACGGAGGAATCGAGTTGGCCCAATTACCAGAAGCTGGCGGCGCTGTACATCATCCAAAATCAAAACGCGGCCAAAGAACCGGAAAGACCGATGTTGTATTCGGCATCTCCGGCGCCGGTCAAAGCCTATGCGTCTGAAAAAGTAGGCAGCTACGGCGACAGCGATTTTTTGCAGGCCGTCTCCGACATGGCCCCGGCAAGAGCGTGGGAGGTCATGGACGAGCTGATGGACAGCCTTAAAATCGTCAACGAGCGCGTGTACAACAGCGTAATGCGGAAGCTCGAAAAATGAGAATACCCCCGTCGTAAGGCGGGGGTGTTCTTTTGGGCATAATTAACCTTTGGGAACACCAAGGGCAAATATGCCTAACGGGGCGTTACAAAAAACGCGCCGTCGTCATCTGCGTCAATTCTCCGGATAAAGCGCGTCCAAAATTCCTTTTTTTCTTCCCGGGAGTAAGTGTCATATTCAGCAAGTCCATTTCGCAGCGCGTCAAGGTTTGTTTTCGGCTTTTCCTCTACCGCTTCAAGGGATTTTTTCAAGCTCGCATACTCCTGCTTGTATTCGTCCAGCTCGATCAAGTCGTTAAGATAAAGCGTTTTCAGCTTGCTCATTTTCTTTCGTATCGCGTCCGCGCTTTGCGTGGGCTTTTTTTCTGCCTTTTTGTAATAGCGATTGTTTCGCTCGGCAATCCCTTCAAGCTCATGCAATAAATAATCTTCCAGCGCGTCTTCGCGGATCCTCTTTTTGTGCTGGCACGCGGAATTGTCGAGCATGCGGGTCCTGCAACGGTAGTATGTATAAATCTGCTTTGCCGTTTCCGATTGCATCGTTTTCCCACACTCTTTGCAATGCAACAAGCCGGAGAACAGATAAACGCGATCTGTCTCAACTCCTGCGCAGCGCTGCGACCGCTGGCGAAGAATATCATTTACAATGTCAAAATCCTGCTTGCTTATTAGGGCGGGGCAAGCGTTCTCGATGCCGTACACCTCGCCGATATAAAGACGATTGCGGAAATAGTTTACATATTTGGTATACGCCCTGTCAATCCCCCACGTCTCGAGCATATACTTCTTTACGCCAAGCACGCTTTGCAGTCTGATATACGCCGCGAACATATCTCGCGCAGCGGCTACCGTGCCGTTATCGATCTGGTATTGCCTGTCCTTAACAATATACCCTAAAGGCGCTTTAGACCCTGCGGGTTGGCCCTTTGCCCGTTTTCCGTCGTTGATAAATTTGATCCGCTCGCTTGTGCGGTCGGCCTCGTCCTGCGCGACGGAAAGCATGATGTTGACCTTTAATCGCCCGGACGCGGTGCGCGTTTCGTAGTCCTCTTCCGTCGCCTGCCATGTCACGCCGTATTTGTCCAGCTTCGTTTGAACATCGTAGTATCCTGCGACATTACGAAACCATCGGTCGAGCTTAATAAACAGGATCGTGTCTACCTTCCCCGCTTTGCAATCATCCAGCAGCCGCAGGAGCGCGGGGCGCTTTTTGTACGGCTTGCGCGCGGATATTCCCGCGTCCTCATATATGCCCACCACGGTCATTTTATTCGCTTTGGCATACCTTGTCAGCGTGTCCCGCTGCTCTTGCAGGGACAGGCCATGCCGCGCCTGTTCCTCGCTGGACACGCGGATATACAATGCCGCTCTCATCGAATCCCCCTCCAAAATCCGTAATCTATGCAGTGAAAATCAATGTACGCGCACCACACAGCAAGCATAGCAATGATGACAAACATTATAGCAATCACGCCATTGCGGATACGCACACCGCGCCGCATGATCTCAATGGTATCGGCCTTTGCGTCAACATGGCGTTCCAGCTCATCATTCCGCGCTTGCAAGGTTTTCTCGGTCGGCGTCAAGTGTTCGGAAATCCCGAACGCTTCATCAAGCGATATTCCAAGCGCTTTGCAGATCGGCGCGACGGTGTAGATGGATGGAGCTTTTGAAAACTTGGAAAAGAAATTCTGCACGGTGGACAGCGGTACGCCGGAAACGTCGGAAATTTCCTGATAGGTCAGTTTCAATTCTTCTTTACGGATTCTACACACTTCTTGGATGTTCATTTACGCCACCTTAATTTTTTCGATTTTCGCGCCGCAAAGTCGCAAGATGAGGGCTTGTCGAGCCATGTCGAGCGCTGTTTTATTGCAAGGCTTTGGCATTGAATTGCCAAGCCAAAGTGGGCTACGGTAAAGACAAGCAGCAGCGACCGGTCCCCGCTGGCTGCAAAAAGCCCTCGCCGTTGTTGCAGAGGCGGCGAGGGCTAACCTTACTTCATACCAAGGAGCTTGCCAAGTTTTCTTTGCCGCCCTGCTTTGGTCGTTGGGATCCCAGTTCCTTTTGAAATTTTCCTTTTCATCTTCGTGATTCCGAGCGCACGTTTCCAGCTAAAGGACAGGCCGGGGATTTTGCTCTTCGCCATTTGGTGCACCACCTTTTTGGTTTATATTTTCGACTGCACAAAGTGCAATAATCGACATATAGTAAAATAAAAAGTGATCCCGCGGCTGCGCGCCGCTCCACAATATTTCTAAATTGTTGCACAGCGCCGTGCAGCAAACGCCTGTTGTGGGAATAGATATAAATACCGAAAAGGAGGTCAAATCATGGACGCACAGGTGCAAGCGGCGGTGGCGCTTTATCTGCTCCTAACGCCGAAGCAGAAAGACGAAATGCTCGCGCTGATTGAGCGCATCCTCGCGGAAGAGGAGCGAAAAATAGCCTTAGAGCTAAACGGAGGGAAGCAAGATGTTGTGTAATGACGCGAAATGTGATACAATAAAGTATCAAGAAATGCTAGAAGAAGCCTTTGACCTGATACAAAAGTTATCCGACGAACAACTTCAAAAAATCATGGAGGCTCTAAAATGAAAATTTGGGCGATCAGTAAAGAAAAAGGCGCCGAGTATGAAATCGGCCTGGAATGTGACGGCATGGATCGAGAGACCGCAATGACCGAGCTTTACCGAATGGCGCGAAACCTGTTTACCGGGGAACTTGAAATGTTCTGGAAAGAGGGCGAAGCCGGAAAGGCCGCATTTTAACCGTTGGCTTTCCGCTTGCACTCGATCACGGCATTTAACTGCTTCAAGATCGCGTCACAATTTGGGCTGAACCGCTCTATCAATCCGCTGAGTTTGTCAATTTCGACCGCTATTCCCCCGGTTGCCTTTGCCCGATAAACGGCGACGGCATCGGTCGCGGCATGGAAATCATTCGGAGACGGGTATTTTGCGTAAAGGGAAACGGCAGATACCATTTTGTCAAAATCGGCATCGCAGGCCGTTTCCTTTTCGTGCGCCCATATTGTTTGCAGCTTCTTTATTTCTGCCTTTGCCGCCTGTTTTGCAACGACCCATGCGACAATGCCGGAAATAGCAGCACAGCCGAGTGAAATGATGATTTCTTTCATTGGTCTTCCTCAAAAGCAGCGCGGCCCATTTTTATAAACCGCTCCAGCTTTTCCGGCGGCAATGACAACACAAACTGAATACCGGCCTTCTGCAACTCCGTATAGCCCTCGCCCTCTGTGGCGGGGGCTTTTTTTACGCCCTCGGTCTTCGGATCGGGGGCTTTTTTTGCGCCCTGCGGCGGCAGGACGGGAAGATCGTCACCGTCCAGCTCGGCAAGCGTGATGCCGAAATGGTCGGCGATCTTCTGGCGGGTTTTTGGATATGGAATGCACTCTCCGGACTGCCAATTCAAAACGCCCTGGTTACTCGCGCCAATTATTTTTGCAAACTTGTACGCGGTGTATTTCTTTTGCTCCATGCAGTAATTGAAGTTTTGAGTAAATGGCATAAATTCAATCCTCTATACTTGTGCAATCCAACGGTCAAGTCTTTATTGACAAATACTCAAGTCTGGAGTATACTAAAAACCGTGGACAGGCAATAAAAGACCGAACCACCCCGACAAATCGAGCTGGTGAGAAACATATAGTTGTCGCAAACTTAGAGTATCACCATTGCTCCAGTTTGTCAATAGAATACTCTAATTTTGGAGGTGAAAAAATTGACCGAGACTGAAAAGCGCCTTGAGGACACGTTGCTCAATGCTATTGAGAAGTGGGCTGAACACGGCTGCGCGACCGCCGAAGGGATGCAGGCCCTTGCAGCAGCCGCGCAGGTGGTGGTGAATCTGGAACGTGGTTAGTTTTCCGACTTGGATAAAGCTAAGACGCGCTTATAGATCTCTTCGAAGAAATCAGCGACTTGCACTCCGTTTTCTTTGTTGGGGTGAATGGTAGAGTTTGACATTTTGGCGACAACGATTTCTTTTGCGATGTCAAGCGCGTAACGCTTAATAGGATCCATGAGATCACCTCCTTTCTGTACTCCATTTTACCACAGAGCGGAGGAGGTGCACAACAGCAATGAAAGGAGAGGATAAATTGAGTTTTCCTGAAAACCTTGCTCGGCTGCAAGCCGAGCGCGGCGAGACGAATTACCGTCTTGCAAAAGAAATCGACGTATCGCAGACGTCGATCAA